TTTTCATGCCGTTATTTTCGATTTTATTTTTCAGTTATTTATTTTAAGAAATTACCGTCCTATAGTCTTCCCGCAATTCTGACAAGTCATTTGACCTTGCGATGACCATTTGCCGCCCGAAGCAATAAAATAGTGTTCACCGCACTCATTTTCGCGTTTTCTTTGGTCTGTCTCTCTTTGTTTATTTGCCATTTCCCTAGATTGCTTCAATTGATCTTCGTATTGCTCTGTCACTTTTTTAGCATGCAAATATTCATTTTCCGTTATCATGATTTTCAAGTTGTTTGAATTATAAATTAGGTTCAATTTCAAATGGAATGCGTAAATCTTCCTTAAAGTCTATCTGAAAAAACAACTCTTTAATATCGCTTGGGATAAGATCTGGCCTATCCGTTGCCCACAATCCACAAGTAGTATCCTTGTGATGAATTAATTCCGCAGTTTGATCTTTAATGCTTCTGTTTTTCTTAGCCTTTTCTAGGGCAAAATCCACAAATTGCGATATGCTACCAGAAGCATCGGAAATTTCTACTCTAGTGAACTACCCATTTGCTAAAGACAAATGGGCTTCGGGTTTCACGGACTTGTGCTTCTTTACAGAAGTCTTATTTGAGTCTCCACCCGTGTTTTCGACAGTTCCTGCCGAGTTTAATATTTTTAATCCCTCTTTAAGAATGTTCTTTGCAGCGTTTAAATCACGGTCTAAAACGTGTCCATTTTTGCAAGTCCACTCTCTTATTGAGAGATTTAAGTCTTGATTTATCCAACCACACTCACAGCAGGTTTTACTTGATGGGTAGAAACGATTGATTTTTACAATCTGTTTATCGTTCCAATCAGCTTTGTATTCAAGTAACCTAACAAAAGTTCCCCAACTTGCATCAGAAATATGTTTGGCAAGTTTATGGTTTTTGACCATACCCTTTACATTTAAATCTTCTAATGCAATTATATCATAATCTGATACTAATTGGTGAGATACCTTGTGTAGGTTATCCATTCGTGAGTTGGTTATCTTCTCGTGAAGTTTTGCGGTTTTTCGTCTTTGTCTTTCAAACGAATTACTACCTTTTGTCTTACGAGAAAGATGTTTTTGTGCTTTCGCTAACTCTTTTTCATATTGTTTTGTGTATTTATTATTTTTAAATTTAATTCCATTAGAAGTAATAGCAAAGTCCTTCAAACCTAAATCTATTCCACAAACAGCACCAGTTTTTTCTTTTTGGTGATATTTTTCTTCGGATAGAATTGATACAAAATATTTTCCTGTTGGAGTTTTACTCAAAGTGCATTTACCAATTTTGCCTTTAACTTCACGGTGAACATTTACTTTAATACCTTCTTTGAATTTTGGTGCAAAAAATCTTCCGTCTTCAAGTTTTGCGAACTGTGGAACTGTGAATGAGTTTTTCTTTTTCCTTGACTTAAATCGTGGAAACTTAGCATTACCTCTAAAGAAGTTTACATAAGCAGTATCCAAACATCTTAAAGCAAATTGTAATGATTGACTATTCACTTCTTTGAGCCAATCAGTTTCTTCTTTCTTTTTTAATTCAGTTAAGGTAGCTGCCTGTTTATAGTAATTATCAGACTTTTTATCTGCTTGGTATTGCTCTTTCCTTTCATTTAAAAAGTAGTTGTAAACATAACGAATACATCCGAAATGCTTATCCAACAACACTTTTTGCTCTTGTGTTGGCTGCAATTCAAATTGATATGTCCGAAAAATTGTCTTCATTCTACTATTAAATAGTTTTATTTTATGCAAAGTTAATACTTTTTTGTAAATCCGCTACATTTTTTTGTAAATATTTCCATCGAGTTTGAGAAACATTCACAAAAAAATTTCGCTACTATGTCTAAAAAAAGTAATTACATCAGCACAAATCGTTCAAAACACTACTTAAAGTGTCATTTAATATTTGTTTGCAAGTATCGTAAAAAGTTACTTGTTGGTCAGCTAAAAGATGATATGCGTTCCATTCTCTTAAACATTACTTCTAATTCAGATTTTGAAATTGAAGTGTTTGAAAGTGATATTGACCACATCCATTTTCTTATTCGCTACATTCCACGTCTTTCGGTTACTTCTATTGTTCGTAAATTGAAGCAGGAAAGCACTATTGCAATTTGGCAAAAGCACAAAAACATATTGTCAAAGAACTTTTGGAAAGAACATACTTTCTGGTCAGATGGTTACTTTGTCTGCTCTATTGGAGAAGCAAGTCCTGACACTGTCCGCCAGTATATTCTTTCACAAGGCTAAATTTCTTGTGCCTTACATCCCAAAAGCTAAAGACTTTTGGGTTTTACGGCACGTTTTATAAATTTTTAAAACAATTCAAAAGGTTCTTCATTTTTTTTATCAATATATTCTCTCATTTCTTCGGCTAATGTAATAGGAGAATTATTAATCCAATTTGATGTGTCGAATACTTGTGTTGGATTATATCTAAGTCTTTTTTTATCAAAATAATACTCACTTACTCCTGTTGTACCCCAATGGTCAAATTTTACCTTTTGACGGTAAATCAATGTAGTTCCTTTTTGTAAATCCCTATAAACAGTTATGCCGTTGTCAGCTTTGTTGTAAAAATGTGAACTTCCGTTAATACTATACAAATTTGGAATCTCAAACATTCCTGTTTGTCTATCCTTATTTATTTTTGTTGGATGTGCTACCAAAAAACAGTGCAGGTTATATACTTTGTTAAATCTAATAATAGCGTCTAGGGATTCAGATATATATTTAGTCTCTGTTGTGGTGTATTTATGGTCTAATTTATTCCAAGGGTCAATTACATACCAATCTAAACCATATCTTAAATGAGTATCTTTTACCGAATTTAAAATAGTCTCTAATGTAAAATCCTTTTCTGGTTTTATAAAGAAAATATAATTGTCTAAATAAGCCTCAACCATTGCTAATTCTTCAAGTGTAATCCTATTTTCTCCTTCCCAATGCTTCCCAATAATTTTTCTGCAAAATTTACTAAAATGCAATTGTGTAGGCTCATTTTCGGGTGAAAATAGTGCGCCTTTCCAATTAGATAATCTTCGGAGTTGAATAATGATATAATCTATAAGTTCACCTTTTCCATGGCTGGGAATTCCGGTAATAATTGTCAGGTAAGATTTAACTATACTTAAATCAAAACCTTCAATTTGCAAACTAACACCTTTATCTAAACCATTATGATACATGTCAATAATAGAATCCGACAAATCAGAAATAGTATAGACACCCTCAATAGGGAATTGCTTAAAATCGTTTTTACTTTCAATAATCCCTTGTATTCCGTATTTAATCAAACACTCGTTTGCATCTTTGCAATCTTTAAACTCAATAAAAACGCAAATATCTTTTCCAAACCTATCCGCTAAATCATTTCTTAACTTTCGGCCTGCTTCATCGTTATCGACCGCCAAATAGATTGTTTTTTTGCCGATAAAAAATTCAAAGCAGTTATCTACGTAAGAAAGGTTGTTTGTCTTTAAATTGGCTCCATTGGGCACAGAAACGGTATTTTTATACCCTGCCTCTGCCATAGCTAAGCAATCTGGTTCTCCTTCAACGATAAAACATTCGTCACAATCCTTAATAGCATCCAAATTATAAAATATTAATTCAGAACCCTTGTGTAGTTTTAAATCCTTATTATTTGCACGATATTTTATATTAATTAGTTCACCATTTTTAAAATAATTGAAATTTATAGTTTTCACTTCTTTTCCAGCTTTAGGCATCCATTCTATACTTTCGGTTACTTTAAAATCTATTAATGTTTTTTGACTTATTTTTCTTTTCTCAAAAAAAGATACAATTGTATCTGATAATTCTGTTTTATTTCTAAAAACTGGCTTTACATATTCTTTTTCGGTGGTTTTTTTGTAAGTGTGTAGTTGTCCATTTTTTCCGCAATGATGGCATTCAAACCATGCTTTGTCTAAGAATACTGAGCAACATTTATCTTTACTCTTTTTTCTGCTTTCAGAACAAAATACACATGTTGTTTGAACTACTCCTGTGGTTTTACCCATAAGATTAAATCCATTCACATTGTATTCTTTTATTTCAAAACCGTTAATTTCCATTAATATACCATTTTTAAGGGTTCATTAAGACTTGTCTGTTTTGTTTTATTTTCTTCCTTAAACCAAACACCTTGCATTTTTTGTTTCCAATTTTTTACTTGCTTACCTTTTGAATCTTTCCAATTTGCTGTATCGTAATATTTGAAAGCTCTGCTAGCTAAATTTTCATCATAACCATTTTCTTTAAAATATTTAATTACATCTTCTGGAGTTGGTGCTATAAATACTTTAGTATTTATTTTACTTACACTTACACTATCACTTACACTTACACTTACACTTACAGCTTCGTTTGCTTCGTTTTGCTTCGTTTTTGAAGCATTTGCTTCGTTTGCTTCGTTTTGCTTCTTACTTCTTGATTTTCCGCTATTTATACCACCTGATTTTCCTGCTTCACTTCTTTTTATTTTAATATTTACCCATTTTTTTAAATCCCTTTTAAGTGTTTGCTTGATTGGTTCAAATGCTAAATCAACAATATCATTTATTGGAGCAGGGTTTAAATCATTAATATATTGCGCGTAGTGGTAGAATAATTCACCGGCATTATTAGTTTTATTTATCCTGTCTTTAAGAATTAGTTTTTCAATTGTATGAATAAGGTCGCAGTAAAATAATACAGCTTTTTTATCGTCTGCCATTATGCATAAATTTTTAGTTTTTCAATAATTTCCTCTGCAGTATATCTTTTACCAGAAATGTCATTATTAAGCATACTCAAAAGGCTAAACGTATTACTACCTAATGGCATTTTATTGTGTACAATTATATAAATTGTATTTACAATATTCGCCCTATATTTTGTAATTTCATCAGGACTGTACTCAAGAGGAAGATATTCTTTCCAATTGTCACATACTGAATAATATAAGTTAATTAGGTAGGTCAATGTGGTAATTTTATCCATACAATAATTGATTAAAAAACCGCCTCACACGCTGGCAATAAAGATATCGTTCAAAACAGCAAATAGTGCCGAACCGTGTGAGACTTATTTTAAATATTAAATTTTATAAATTTTCATTAATTATCTATTTGCTTAATTGAACGATACCCAATATTACAACATTTTTTTGAAATAGTGCAACATATCACAACTTTATTTTACCGTCGTTGTAATCTTTTATGAAATCATCTACGAATTTCCGGTCGTCGCTTACACCTAAAACCGTATCAGCAATAGCACGTTTTTTCTCAATGATATCATAGATGTGTTCGTCAATGGTGTCTTTTCCTAGAAAATAGGTACACTGGACGCTGTTTTTTTGCGACATTCTATGAAATCTGGATTCTATCTGCTCACAGTCTGCAGGATGCCATGGTAGTTCTATTACAGCCATTCTGCTGGCAGCAGTTAAAGTTAATCCAACACCACCGGCTTTTGTGCTTAATGCAATTATTTTATTGTTTGACGGTACATGTTCGTGATCACAGTTGACGTGGTTTTCAAACCGGATGTCACATTTTTTGCATTTTTGAAAATCGTGCACCGCTTTATTTTTTTCCTCGTCGCTCTGAGAACCGGTATATAACAAAGTGGAGTG